GGGGGTGGCTGCGGTCAGCGCAATTTAGGCACAGTCTATCAAGGCGGTTATGGTGCAGCCTCATTATTTTCAAGTTCATCTTTGGGGGGATCGGGCGCAGCTTCCGGCACGGCTGGTGGTGGTGGTGGTGGTGGGTACTTAGGCAAAGGTGGCGATGGAGCCAACGCTACTGCCGCTGGTGCAGCGGGCGGTAATGCTTCTGGATATGGTGGTGGTGGCGGTGGTGCCGCTGCTGGTACAAGCGCGCAATCAGGTGGTAACGCAACAGCGGGTTACGCGGCAATCTTTTGGTAAAAAATCATGTCACGGTATTGGAGTAATGGGGAAATGGACCATAAGACTGAGCTGCACGGTGCGCTTGAGGCCGCGTTAGGATTCATTCTAATGACGTTGCCGACATGGCATGATTTTGTCGAAAGCACGTTGGGGGTTGCGCACGGAATTGGCGCCATTGGTGGCGCGATTATTGCGGTTCACGGGGTTTATCGTATTTGCGAAAAACGATGGATCAAAAAATGACCGCGCGCGGCATTCGATTAAACAATCCTGGCAATATCAAACTTTCCAAAACCATTTGGAAAGGGCAAGTGGTGCCGGGTTCCGACGATCAATTTTGCGAATTTGATACGCCGGAAGATGGTTTGCGGGCGCTGATGATTACGTTGAAAAATTATCAAGTGCTGCACGGCATTAATACGATTTCTGGCGCAATTGATCGATGGGCGCCCCCATCGGAAAATGACACTGAGGCATATAAAAGCGATGTGTGCAATTTGACCGGATGCGGACCGGATGAATATGTGAATTTGTCGTCTCAATTGGTTTTGATCCCGTTGACGCGCGCCATTGTCCATCACGAAAACGGGTCTGATCCATATACCGATAATCAGCTTGCTCAAGCGGCTGCGTCGGCTTTATCAGGGTAATGTTATGAACACCAGTCAAAATACTTCCACGTCCGCTGTTGCCATGTCCACGGCTGGCGCTGGGCTTGTGTTGCAATGGGTCATTCATTGCCTGAGCGCCGGTCAATTGGTTGTGCCTGGCGATGAAGTGGCGCTGATTGTGGGGGCGTCTTTGGTGCCGTTGGTGGATGCCATCCGGCGCAAGTTAATCCGTGAAATTGATCCTCAATCCCTTCAAACAAACGGGGTTTAATATGTCTTGGTTTTCACAATGGTTTCACAAGGCTGTCGAGCCGTTTGTGACCGATGCTGTTTCTCAAATTGAACACGCCGAAGTGGCCACATTGATTCCGTTTGCGGAACAATTTGCCACTTCGGCCATTCAAGCGGTTGCCAGCAATCCGACTGATTTGCATGCTGCGGCTCAAGCCATTGGCGATGCGGCGTCCAGCACGGCTAAAGCGGCGGTTGCGGCGGGTGTAAAGGCTGGGGCGGCGTCACTGGCGGTTGCTCTGTCAACGGCCATTGCTCAAGCCCATGGCGCGCAACAAACGGCTGGTCAATGATTGAAGCCCTTTTATCCCTTGTCTCGACCATCGTGTCGTCCATAGGGGCGAAGATTGTTGATATGGTTCGAGACAAGGGATTAAGGGATCATGGCCGAATTGAACAACAAGCGGTTGATTTGCAATCCGCTGTTGCGGAGGATCGAAATGCTCAAATCATTCATGATGATGTGCGGCGCATGTCTGACGCTGATCTTGACAGCGAGTTGCGCGGAAAATCCGGCGCCTAATCCAACTGCGTGCGGGTGGCTTTCCGAAGTCCATCCTGATTCAGATTTTGAATCAAGATGGACGCGTTCGGAAAAGCAATGGGCGGTTATTCACAATCGTAATGTCGAAGCCAATTGCCGGACTAAAAATTGACGTAATTTTCAACGTGGCTGGTTCTGGTGCCGTAAACCAAAGTGCCAGCCGTTGTGCTTTCCAGCGTTAGCGAAATGGATTTGCCGGTCAAAACGCAATTGGGCGCAAGATAATTGGGCGATGACAGACCTTGACCGCCGATGCACTGAATTGTTGACGTTGACGTATAAACGTTAGGCGCCGTTTCGGTGTCAACCGGCTCTAGTCTGGCCAAATACCAATCTGCATTGCCGTTGCCGGTATCGCTCCATCCAAGGCCAGAAATCAGGATTGTGTGGCCATTGGTGGATTGTTGGATGGTCCAGCTTGTACCGCCTTCGCTGGGGTTCCAATACAGGCCGGAATTTGGCACCCATAAAGCCTGATTGCCGCCGTTACAGCGAAAATACCCGGCGAACATTTGACACGGCGTTCCTCCGGCCATGGCTGGGGGTGCAATAAACATTAGGGCCAATAAAGCTAATAGGGCGTTTTTCATTGTCGTTACTCCAAGGGGTTAAAAGGCGTTTTTATTTACCTTGATGCCTTTTTAGCTATGCAACAAGTGATGACCGTACACTTTTAGACGATATGGCGGCGTCAATGGCGTTTTTAACCGCCGCAATGTCAACAATCATGTCTTTTTCGGAACCGTGATCCGGGGTGATGATTCGCCCGTACCAATGGCCCAACCACTTGGCGACGTACCAGAACAAAGGGTGCTGGTAGGATTCGGGGGCAATTTCAATCAAGGCGGTGCTGGGGCTGGCAAACAGCATATTCATTAATCCGGCGCCGTGTGGCGCCACAATGATTGATGCTGAATGAAATAGCTTGGCCTGGTCGAGCACGCTTAAATTGCTCAACGTGACACGCTCAAAGCCCATGGGAGCCAGGGCGGTCATTATGTTTGATTCATTAGCAATACGGCGGCTGGTGGCGTCGTTTCTGGAAATCAGAATGCGCTTGTTGCCTGATGTAACTGGGGGATTTGAGAAATAAGGGATTTTGTCGCAAAGCCTTTGTTGAAACAGCGCGCGGATTTGTTTGAACTGTTCCGCGCAAATCCCGTTATGGGCAAATTGGGAAATGACATATAATTCATCGTATTGAACGGCTTTTTGGGTTTGCGGAACGTATTTGATTGATAGCAAATCCGCAATCTCGCGCTGATATGGGGTTGTCGGGTTCCAGATTAGCTGCGGCAAATGATCGTCCCAATGTTCTGCTAAAAACAATTTTCCCACGGTTTCCATTAGGCAATGCGCATAATTCGTGTCCCATTGATGAGCCAATAATACGCTGGGGACGGATGACACCGACTCTGGCGCAATATCTTCCATGACATGCACGTCAAACGATCCGGCATTGGTGGGGATTCTCATGGTTTGACCGCAAAAACGGTTAAACCATTCGCCCGAATAATAGGTTTCTTCAATACAAACCCCTGGGCTGACGGCAACGTGCCAGCGGTCTTGACCAAAATTGACGCGCTGAACCATTGCGTTTTTTAATTTGACCACAAATGGGTCATCGGCCAAAAGGTAAGGGGTGCCGTCAATGGTTTTGTATCGCCATCCAAATTGATCGGGCTGACCATTGGCTTGAATGTTTTGACATTGGCCATGAATGAAATTGGGCCACTCAATCGCGGATTGATATGGGAATCCGTCAAACAAAATTTGACCGGCTGCACGCGCTGGGATGTAGTTGAATGAGCGAATCAAAGCGCGGGGCCTTATTGAGTGATGCGACTGACTTCAATGTCAGTGGCTTCAAGTTTTGGGTTATAGTGATTGGCGCGAGACAAAATTTCACCTGTCATCATTTGCACCCAATCTTCGGGCTGGTAGTAAGCACCCGGCACATCATCCAAATCAACGGATACCGTAATGGTGATTTTGGCGCGTCTGCGGATCATGGTCTGGGCCTTTATTGTTTAGCTTTGAGGGTGGCGCGGATTGCGTCATTGTCGGCTTTTTGCTTGGTCAATGCGCTTTGCATTATCAAAGCGTTTGCCATTGCAGCCGCCGCCGTTGCCAGTGATGTAAACGCTTGGATCACGGAATGATCCGCATCGCCGCTTAGGTTAAGATTGGCTTTACCGCGCTCAATCAATGCGGCCTTGTTGTGCAGGTCTGCGGCAAGATCGGATGCTTGGTCAACTAAATCTGATAAGGTCATAGTCGGGGCCTTTATTCTAGGGTTAAGCGTATTCGCCACGGCGTTCCCAAATGTCACGTTTTTGGGCTTCCAATTTATTAACCTGGGCAACAAGGCATTTCACCTGATTTTCCAAATCAAGAATGCGCTCATTTTTGATAAGATCGGCGTAAGCATCTGCGATTTTGCGCCGTAAATCTAAGCCGCCATATTCGGACAAGGTGCCGTTTATGACTTGGTGCCATTGATCGTCTGGACGCTTGGCACCACATACATCGGCATCGCTTCGACCTGTCCAAGCGCCACGTTCGCAACCAAGATACCGGCGCATTTCGTTTTCATTGCCGCGCAATAAAGCGTCAATTGTTTTGTTTGCCATATCGGCCACATATTCGACCAAATTGTAAGCCAGATCATCTTTGACGCGGTATTCAAGATCATCTTCAATTTCTTGGATAATTTCTTTTGTCTTTTCTTTGACGGCTTTAAGCGCAGTCTCGCCTATTGCAGCATCAAGCGTTGCTTTTAGCTTTTCGCCAATGTCTTTGTGAATGTCGCGCATGGAGCGGGCCTTTATTGCTTGAGTTCGCTGACGGTGACAAAAGGTTTGCCAATCCGAATTGCGTCACGTATCAACCGGCCATACTGGTCTTTGGTTTCAATGCGTTCACGCGGCTTGGCTTCCCAACACTTAATCCTCAAATAAGTTCCATCGGTAAATTGGATTGTGTGCAGTCGCATATCCTTAACCAAAGATGCGGGCACAATTTCCCGATGATGCACCTTTTGTTGGGCGCTTACGTATCCGCTCCATTCACCCTCAAGAACATAACGCATTAGTCGGGCCTTTCTTATTCAGCCATTTGGGCTTGATATTTCATATCTGCTTTTTCCATGTCCGTATAAATGCGCGGGGCATCGTTAGACAGGGTATTAAAAAACTCGATTACCGCTTCGTCTGACCAATGAGCGGGGATTTCACCGCCAAGGCTTTTGACGCAGCCGCGAATAAATTCGGCGTGTTCCTGGTCGTTTCCGTCAAAAATTGAAATATTCTTTTCGATGGTCATTGTCGTGTCTCCGTGTTGGTGTCCCCATTATACACGGATCAAATTAGACTGCAATAGCCATTCGCTAATTCCAGTGTAAAAATCATACGCTATTTGTTGACTATCTGGCCGTTTCATGTAAAATGTGGTCATGGTTTTGAAACGACGCACAAAATTGCCAGACCTGCCCGCGACCCGATTAATCGGGTATGCCCGCGTGTTCACAGAAGATCAGAAACTTGACCTTCAAGTGGACGCGCTTAAGCGTGCCGGGGTGTTGCCCGACAATCTCCACATCGAAAAAAAATCGGCGGCGTCTAAGTCCAGACCGGCACTTGAACACGCCATGAAAGATTTGCGCGAGGGCGATACCCTTGTGGTCTGGCGTCTAGATCGGCTGGCCCGCAATATGCGTGAACTATACGCACGGCTAGACCAGATTTCCGATGCGGGCGCGTCTTTTAAATCCCTGACAGAGCAATTCGATTTCAGCACAGCAACCGGCAAGCTAATCCTTGGCCTATTCGCCATTGTCGCGGAATTTGAACGCCAGCTAACCATTGAACGGACTAAAGCCGGTATTCAGGCGTTTAAAGAACGTGAGGGCGGCTGGCAAGGTGCGCCCAAGAAACTAACCGCTGAAAAGCTGAAACAGATTAAAGCCCTCCGCAAGGAAGGGCTGACGATCAAGCAAATCGCGGCCAAGCTGAAAGTCAGCGAAAGCATTATTTACACACGATTGCGCGATTGCAAAAAGCGCAAAGCAAATTAGGAGCCGGTAATGGACGAGCTTGATGAATATCTTATCAAAGAAATCCTCGAAGTTCCCCAATCTTGGGGGAAAGGCGGTCGAGTGCATAATTGGCGCAATCACGTTGGTTACAAAACAAGAGAAATATGGGACACTTTCACCGAGGCGCAGAAATTGGCGATTGGCGTAGATGCGGTTGACCGCGCTAATAATGAAAATTGGGAATAAAGGAGCGACCATGAACCCGTCTAAAAAGCGCATCAAAGAAATAATGGATGAGGTCGAAACGCTTGACCTGTCAGATGGAGCACATTGGGCACTTGTCCATGAAAAGCTAGATTTGAAATATGGAAAAGTATTTGACTTAATTTCAGACGATCCAGAATATTTTGGGTTTAAACAAACTGCACAATAGGAGCATCGAATTGACTGATTTCTGTCTTGGTCAATCTCAAGTCATTCAGAGCCGGATGACCGCTGATGACGCCCATAGGGGACATTTCCGACAGAATACGACTGTGCTGCGCGGGGGTACGGTAAGAGATAATCCAGCTACCGGATGGTGGACTGCGATAGCCCGCGCCAATTATTAAGGAGCCGATGATGTGGATTAAACTTTTAACTTATCTATGCCCCCAAGGGTTTGTCATTGTTCCCAAAGAACCAACTGACAAACAAATATCGGCTGGGTTACAAGCTGCGTTAGAACTCATGGATCAAAACAAAATAGACGCATTGTCGCCGTTCGAAGATTACCCGCCGCCTAAACAAACAACTGCCATTTGCTATACGGCAATGATCAAAGCGGCATAAAAGGAGCGAGTCGCCGTGAAAAATTTTCGATATTCTTTGACGCGACATATAATCCATTTTGGTTTGTGGGTTATGCCTCGCGGACGCGCTAGAGATGAAGTCATTTCATTGCTTTGGCGATGGCATTATCATGTGGTCAATGAAGTTATTAAAGCCGATATGGAAAAAATATCCGGCGTGACCAGTTACATGAAATAAGGAGCTGCTATGACCCATCCGTACTGCACCACGAAAGACATGGGACAAGCGTGTGCAGGCGATTTGTCCATTTATTATTAAGGAGCGACCGATGATTGCGATTTGGATAGAAAATAATGGTATCGCTCATTCTGGTTCTGTGACTGGTGAAGATTATACGCTTTGTGGGTTTTCGCTTGATGGCGAAGAAGGTAATGATTTCTTTGTCAAATCTGAGCGCGGCAAAGTCACTTGTAAATCTTGTATCCAAATAATTGATTTTTGTAAAACCATTCCAGCGCGCAAATTAGCGCGAGAAGCAAAATAGGAGCCGGGATGACCCATATAATGTTCAATAAACCCAATAATGAATAATATATGGGGCAAAACCAGAACACCCCTGACAAATGATGTGTCCGATTCTGTGTCAGCCTAAACCGATATTGTTCGCGCTAGGCCGGAGTCACAATTGGCTTGCCATTAGGCTTTGCGGCTTCAATTGCTTGATAGATAGCCCTTAAAGCTAAATCGGTGGGCGCCGAAAACCACTCGCCTCGAACGTGATAGCCCTGGGATTTTAAAGTTACCATGGCTTCATATTCTATCCCGATCACTTCTTCGGCGGGCACTTCAAAATACCGGATTAAACGTAATTTGGCGGGTGTGGCATTTTGCAAAGCCAAAAATCTGGCTTGAACATTTTTCGTTCTGCCAATTTTTAAATGTTGCCCGCTGCGGACCAAATAAACAAAACTGGTTTTGGTTGAATTTTCCAGTTTTGATGTTTGTGGCGCCAAATTGACTGAAACATCTCCTGCCATTTTATCACTTTTCCATCAAACTGCCGTTACACTTAGCCCGTAAGTCATTGATATATCATACATGAACAGACGCAGAACAAGTGTAAAAAATGGCGGATTTGCTAGGGGTGCATGATACTTTTAATCAAAGGGTCATGGGTTCGAATCCCATCGCGCTCACCAAGATTTTTCAAGGGGTTAGGGAAAATCCTTAGCCCCTGAAAAACCCCCAAAGTGTAACGAAAATTACACCTGATCCTTTACCTGTTCGCCCTCCGTTTCGCTTGAGCGCCTTCGGCACCGGCTGACGATACCACCACATAAGTCGCCGCCTGATTCCGGGTTTTCCAGCCTTGGAGCGCCCGTAACTGATCATCTGTTGCCCCGGCATTGCCAATTTCCGTGGCGGCTGTCCGGCGCAGATCGCGGAATTGAAGCTGTTCCGGCAGTTTGGCCGCGCGCCTGATCTTGGTGCATAGGTGCCGGAAATAATCAGCCTTATAGGGGGCTTTGGTCCCCTCACAAATCAAGACATGCGAGTGTTTGCGCGGCATGGCGTCGATTTCAGCCCAAAGAAACGGGTTTTCGAACGGCGCATTGACGCGGGTTTTGGTCTTGGACTGCTTAATCATAAACCCGGACCCGGTGTAAGTGGTCCAAGTCAGCTTGATATAGTCGCCAGGGCGTTGCCCAAGGTCATAGGCCAATAGCATCGCCAGACGCATGGACGGCCTGCCCATTTCCACGGCGGCATCACAAAATGCAAGGATTTGATCGACCGTCCAGACTTGCTCTCGCGGCGGCGGCGTTTGAAGCCCAAGCCCGGCGGCGGGGTTATCTTTGCGCCATCCGAGGTCATAGGCGTGCTTAAGCAATATCTGCCAGACCTTCATATACGCATTGGCGGTATAAAGGCCCCTGGCGGCGATTAGCTT